CTCCTAATTTTCAGGGTTTTTAAAATAGTGTGATTTCCACACTTATGCGTTTTCCAACGCGGTTATTCGTGCTCGTAAAGTTTGTATTTCTTTAACAAGCATTGGGACTAGCTTGCTGTAGTCCACAGCCATCATGTCTTCTGGGTCGTCTGTTTTACTAACAGCTTCTGGCGCAACAGGGTCTAACTCTTGAGCAACCATACCGTATCGTTGATGCTCACCATCTGCTTTCCAATCAAACTGTCTGACTTGGATAGCATCAATTAATTCACCGCTATCGTCTGCATCTGCAATATTTTCTTTTAGGCGTCGGTCTGAACTGGTAGCATAAGCAGTGCCAGAACCAGCCGTACTTATGTTTCCAACTAAACCGTTTCCGTTATAAAAACGAACCTGAGTGTTGGTGCTAGTTGCCGTCCCCGCAGAAGTGTAAAGCTGATCGCTTGTGAATAAGAAACCGGCTTGAGTTGAGCTTGGAGTTGTGGAGGTATTAATTTTTACATGACTATGAGAAGCGTCAACAAACAAACAATGAGCGTTGCTGACGGACTCAACGCGGAAGTCTAGGTCAGCAACGCCATAGTCATTGAAAGTTGTACCAACATGGTTATGGACGTACATTTGTCTGTTGTAACCATTGACCATCATCTCTAGGCTCACAGTCGCATCTTCGCCGCCAGAGGTTATGTTGCTGGACTCTGCAAGAATCCTTGCGTACTGTTCAGCATTTCCACCAGAATCTTTCCCTATAAATCGAATGTCGCCTACATTGTCGTCATTCGCAGGACTCGCAGACGCTTTATCAAAAATTAAAATTGGACCATCAGCACCCGCATTAGTATTTCTGAATCTCACATTTGTTGAAGTATCACTACTGATAACCTCAAAGGTATCTGCTGTTTCAACAGTAGAACCACCTACGCATACGGTATTGTTGCCAGCATCAACAAACAGAGCGTGTGAGTTGATGTCAGACTCAACGCGGAAGTTTCTATCAACGCCATCATCGTTAATAACAACTTCATCAGCTCTCCAATTTTGCAATAATCCTGTACTTGCAGTGTTTCTAAGAACTAAACCTTCATTTGTTACACCAGACTGACCCATCTGAAGTTGATAAGTTTCTGAGCTTGATGGCTGTCTTAATCGAATTGCATCTGCCCCTGCTGTGCTTACAGTGACAATGTCTAGCATTGCGGCAGGGTTGCCTTGGTTTATCCCAATTTTGTTTGCTGAAGCATCAACATAAAACATATCAGCACGGTTTACAGATTTTATGACCGTATCCATATTACTTGAACTATGGTTTAAGTTTATCCTTCCTGCACTCATATACAGAGGAGTTTGGTCATCTGTTTGGTTGTAAAAAGTAAAAGAGCCTTTGTCGCTTGACGCTCCAGAGTACCCAAAACGCCATCGTTTTCCGCCCGTTTCAACGGTGTTATCCATCGCGTAATAAGTGGCAGAACCTGACGTGGACTGTTGAAGCTCTATTGTGTCACCAGTGCCTCTTACCTCTAAGCCGCCATTTACGTTTAGTGCTTTTCCGAAGTCACTGCTTGTACCAATACTTACATGGTCACCGCCAGCATCCACAAAGAGCATATGGCTGTTGTTGTTAGACTCAACACGGAAGTCGCTATCGTGGCTATCTTCGTTGATAACCATGCCGTGACTAGTAAAAATCGTACCCGTAGTTCCAATTTCAAGATACTTAGAAGGCGTATTGTTTACATATAAACGTAACGTATGGTTTGTGGCGGTTGAGATTTCGCCCCTATTGGCATCCCCAAAGACCCCCATGGTCATGTTTATATCAGCGCCAGCACTTGTATGTGCTTGGTAATGGCCGAGTGCCCTAGTGTTGTTTCCTGTGGCGCGGACGGTTGAATCAATACTTGCAGAGCTTTCAGCTAGGAAGTCACCACCTGTAGTTAAAGTAGAATTAAACGTAGCCGCACCGTTTGAGGCTATGATGAGACGTTGTGCTCCTGCGGCATTTTCAAATTTTACGGTGTCATTTCTTATTGTAGTAGTGCGGTCTCCTGAATCGCCAATTTTTATACGATTGCTACCTTCAGGGTCATTTATAATAAAGTAAGTATTGTTGTCATTATCTATAACTTGAGCATTGGAGTTAGCGTGTCTAATTGCCGTTACGCCTGTTATTTCCCCGCCAACACTTAAACCATGAGCAATAGTAGAAGCCGCATCAGCCCTAAGAATTGTAATACCAGAACCACCGTGATTATAAAGGAATAAACCACCTACACCCGCTCCAGTAATATCCCCGAGGTAAGCTATATCCGTACCATCCGCTTCTTCTACCCGTAAGAATGCATCATCTGCCCTTAAAGTAGTTTGGGCCGAGGTAAATGTAGTGTTGCCTGTAATGGTAGGCGAAGTTAAGGAAGTAAATGTAGGCGTAGCGGTAGGTACAAAAGTACTACCGTTGTAAGCAAGAATATTATTCGTACTTACCCCACCTGTATTAACGTCAGTAAGACCATTTAGCGTCTGGTTAGATAATACGAAGGTACCGTAAGTTACTATTTCTAGGATATCACCTGTAGTCGCTCCAGAAGCTAACTGAACGCTAGTTCCTGAAGTAGCTGTGAAGTCCACACCGTTAACGAGACGGATACCTGACAGATAAACGTCAAGGAACCCGGCATCGTAGCCAAGTGCATTACTGTTAGCATCTGCTCCACTAAACGTGGTTTGGTTGTTTGTCGCTACATACTTATAACGCTCAGATGTACCGTTGACTGCTGAACCGGCTGATTGCCATCCAGAAGATCCGTAGACCTTCATAAGCTGTGCAGTCGTATCGAAGTACAAAGTACCTACAACGAGAGATCCACCGTCATTATCTGCGGAAGGCGCACTAGACTTAGCTCCAAGGAATCTATCATCAAATAAATCGTATGAAGCGGCGGCAGAAGCGGCACTTGCGGCGGAAGCTGTCGCGCTATTAGCCGAAGCTGTCGCACTATTTGCGGCGGCTGTTTGACTTGTAGCCGCGTTAGAGGCCGAAGTAGCGGCAACCGTAGCTGATCCAAGGATGTTATCGACATAGAGCTTGGTAGTAGCGTCAGCGTTAGCTGTCGGAGTACCGAGGCCTGTAATCTTGTTTGTACCCATAGCAAGGGCACCAGACATTGTATCACCTGACTTGGCTACACGAGTATCGCGCTGGGCGTCTGTGTAGGCTTTAGTAGATGCGTCTTGGTTAGCTGTAGGATTTGTAACGCCAGTGATCTTATTAGATCCCATAGCGATAGCACCCGACATTGTCCCACCGGCTTTAGGTAGCTTAGTCGCAATCTCTGCTGTAATTGTTGCACTGAAGTTTGGATCGTCACCTAGAGCGGCGGCAAGTTCATTCAGTGTATCGAGTGTACCCGGTGCAGAATCTACTAATCCAGATAACTGAGTATCTACATAGTTCTTAGTAGCCGCATCCTGTGCATTAGTTGGATCTGTTACGTTTGTTAGAGTTGTGTTGGTAAAGTTAGTTGTACCGTTAACGACAACATTGTTAAACGTAGATAGGCCAGAACTAGCTGTGATATTACCTGTAACGTCACCCGTTACATCACCAGTGAGATCCCCAGTTACGTTACCCGTCACATTACCTGTGACATTGCCGGTTACGTTACCAGTGACAGCACCCGTGTATGTAGTTGCTGAGACAGTAGTGAAGGCACCTGTAGATGCTGTAGTACCACCAATAGCCGTACCGTCGATGGCACCCCCATTGATATCTACCGTAGCAAGCGTTGCTTGGCCTGATGTTGAAACTGTTGTGAATGCACCACTAGAAGCAGAAGAACTACCGATAGTAGTACCGTCGATAGCACCGCTGTTGATATCTACCTTACTAATGTTAACTTCGCCTGATCCTGCTGGAGTAAGGTCGATGTTTCCATTCGAGTTAGTGCTAGTGATCGCATTACCATTAATATTGATATTGTCGATCTGTGCTTCTGTTACTGCGCTGTTGGTACCTAAAGTAACACCATCTACTGTACCACCGTTAATGTCGGCTGTAGTTACTGCACCTAGATTAGATACTGTAGCACCAGAGAAGTTAACTGTACCTGTAGCTGTAAGCCCTGCAAAACTACCAGACGCGGGTGTACCCGCACCAACTGTAGTGCCGTCTACGCTACCAGCGTTAATATCCGCTGTGTCGGCTACAAGCGAGTCAATGTTCGCTGTGCCATCGATATAAAGATTACGCCACTCAGACCCGGTAGCACCAAGATCATAAGTAGAGTCTGCTGAAGGAATAAGGTGAGATGCTACGTCTGCTGTAACTGTGACAGTGTCAGAGGCCGCATTACCAATTGTAGTATTGCCGTTAACCGTGAGGTTACCAGACATGATTGTGTTGCCAGTAATACCTACACTACCGCCTACTGTCAGAGTAGTCGTTACGCCCAATGAAGCTAGAGTACTTAGGCCTGTTACTCCTAGAGTACCGCCTACTGTAGTATTACCTGTAACAGCTAGAACACCACCAACAGAAGTATTGCCCGTGCTGGACATAGTTTCGGAACTGATATTATCAATGTATCCAATACCATCTACATAAACATCTTTAAACTGTAATGTAGCTGTACCGATATCTACGGTGTTCGTGACCTTCGGTGCAATAATACCTGTGCCAAAACTAGCGGCAACTAGTGTTACCCAGTTAGCGTTGTTCGTCGTGTTGTATAAACATAGGTGTGTATAGCCGGTGGAGGCGTTGATCCACAACGAGCCGGGGGCGTAGCCCTCAGTGTTATCATTGGTTGCTGTTGGGTCGGACGTGGCAGTCGTGTTGTTACGTCCGCCAACACCACCGTGAACCACAGGAAGATAACCAGATACGGAGGTAGTAAGCGGTATCTTTGGTGCGTTCCCTGTTGAACCATCGTGTGAGTGTCCTGTTGATGAGTTAAAAGCGGCCAGAAGCTGGTTAAATTCTGCATTAAGTGGTGGTGCAGTAATATTAGCACCGTTGATAATGTCCGCGACTGACTGTCTAGTATATCCCGCCATTAACGTCTCCCTGCGATGCTAAATTCAAAAACAATACCTTGGATGCTGTAAGGGTTAAAATTCCCCAAAGTAACGAAGGTAAGCTGAGTAGCGTACCCTGAGCCTTGTAAGCTCGTTGTAATGATGGGCTTTTCTGTGCCCCCGTAGTTAATATTTGTACCGCCATAATTAATATTTTTCCCTTTATATCGTACTGGTGCGCCCGACGATTCTTGTGAATAGGAACTAGGCTTTGCTGTATTGGGATCTTCCCAATCGTAAGTCACAGCCATGTTCAGAGTTAGTGGGCCTTCAGCACGAATAAATGTATTGGCTTTACGCATGGTCTTTTTGACCTCGGTGTCGCCGTAATCAAAAAACGGGGTTGCGTACACGGCTAGGATATCTTGGCCGTCGAACTGGTTAGTCTTTTCCTGCTGGTAGACTTTCCCGTTATAGTCTCCGTGTAAAACTAGTTCGCTGGAATTTACATAAGCGGAGTCACAACAACTCGCCCGGATACCAACTAATTCACCAAACTCCCATCCTAGTCGTTGGTCTGCTGACCTAAGACCGCCGATAATACCGAAGCTGTCTTGAGTGAATATATCGTCATCTCCAACAAAGTATCTCAATTGAGACTTACTTCGGATGACTACTCCGTTAAGTGTTTCTAGATCGTAATCCTGCGGTAGTGCAGTAAGTAATTGCTGTATTGGTTTAGAGATAGTCTCTAGCTCAACGTCACCAATTCTACTTGTACCCGCTACCGGTCGTAATCCATCGGGTGCTAGAAAGACAAGATCACCCCCTAACTCCAACACCGAATCTCTTGCAATACAACCTACGTTGGTTGTGATCTGGTCTAGAACAAACCCGGCTGTTACGTCGGGGGAAACTTTCTTAATACCGTTAGTACCAAAAATAAATAAGTCACCACGGAAGGGTTTAAACTGTACTACGTCGAAACCAATTGCTAACTGCCCAGCGCCAGCGGAAGCGGTAAAAGTCAGAGGATCTAGTGGTGCGGAGTAAGCGATTGTAGCTTGAGCTACTCTGTCTCCACCTAAGAACAAGTGGTTCTCAAATGCGTCTACTAACTCAGGTCTTACTAGTGCTTGGTTTCCTCCGGGACTGGATGATCCGCCGGAGTTAGAAGGGTTAATTGCCTTCCAGTTAGTTCCGTCGAAAACAACAGCGTTGTTAACACCATCCACGAAACAAATCTTGTTACCATCACCAAAATTAAAACTAACATGGCGAAGTTTCTTAACCTGACGAATACCGTCTTTAAACTTATGAACAATCCCGGTGTTATATGCTGACCATGCCGCGAAAGGTACATATCTAAAAAACTTATATTCATTAGTATCAATCTCGATTATGTCACCGGCGGAAGCTCCCGAAGAAAGAGTAACTTTAGTGCCGTCGAGGCTGTAATGTGAAGAGGCTGATAGTGTTGTAGTGTTACTTCCAACTGTCTTCTTAACTACGGTATTGGCTGTGTTATTATTAGCCAGTGTTCGAGAGTTAGAATCCGCACCAGAAAAAACTGTCTGTCCTGCTGTCGCTGTATAGGTAAACTTCTTTACCTTCCTTGATGCAATGACGATAGTAGCATCTAGATTATCATCTTTATGGATAGATACAGATAGTATCTTACCTTCAGAGTTAACTGGATCTACTTCTCGGTGATTGGCGTTGGCATTGTAGGAAGTAAAACCTTCAATCCGACGATATCCACCAAACAGGCTAACTTCATAGTTAACTAATCTTGTTGCGGCACCGGGGCTGTTTTCACTCAAATCAAGATGATTTTCGTTACTGTTAAGACCACCGCCACAAATGACTTTATAGGACTGTACGCGATCTGCCATTTTAGAGACCTATGTATTCAGGGCTCATTTTAGAATTTCTAGAAACCCGTGTGTCGTAAACTCGCTCGTATTTGTTAATGAAAATACCCTGCATGTTTTTAATGCCTTGCTGGAACACCTGTATGGATACGCCAGCGGCTTCTGGGTTATCTCGGAACATGTACATGTAGTACAAAGCACCATCGATAATCACATTATCATATGAATTTGGAATTCGAGTTTGATCAGAGAAATTAGTTAAGCCTACGTTATTCATGTAGTATTTAAACTGGATGTTGTATTGCTTGTCCGGTGAGGGGCTTACAATGTATCCGTTACCGTGAGAAGGCGCTACAAACTCCGGGCATCTAATACCGATTACCCCAGCGTTATCATCATCACTCTTATACTTTTTGTAGTAAACATCACGATCCATAAACTCCAGCATCTTGTGTTCTACGTTAAGAGAGTCGTTCTTTTGGATCTGAAAGCTATTCCAATCAACAACTTTAAAATACTCAGGCCAAGAATACTCTTCCTGTCCTACAGCTAAAACTTGTGTGTGTTGAGCGGCGTTAAACGGCCACTCGTATTCAGCTTGGTTAATCTGACCAATAGCATCTGCAATAGCATCCTTAGCAAGGGTTTGAACCCCTCGTGTGTTGGAAAAGTCCGCTTCAGCTATTTCTACTTCGTTAATCTTACGAAGCAGTTTATTAGTGAGGCTAAGATAAGTAGATGGCATTGGTCAAATTACTCTAAATTTATATAAAAAAGGGGCAACCCTCCTAGGAAGGCTACCCCTTACTCGGTTACGCTAAGTTGTAATGAGCAGTCATTAGACCTTCAGGACGAAGGATCTTACGACCATACAATTGCATACCACGAACGATATCAGCGAAAGACGCTGTATCTCTGTAGCTTTCAGTCTTAGCCAACTGCTGTGCAGTAGCTACCGCAGACTGGTGTCCAGCTACAACTACACCAAAGTGCTCTTCTGAACCTGTAGCAGAAGAAGTTCCTGCACCTGTTCCAAAGTATGGTAAGTTGTTAGACTTGTACACTTTAAAGCCACGGATAAGACCGCTACCAACACGACCGTTGCGTAGCTCTTCGCCACCGCCAAAGTCAGCATTGATGAACTTAGAGTCTTCGTCCATTAGCAACTCATAGAACACTGGATCTGCAACGAACCAACGATCTGCTGTGTCCACGTTAGCTTCGTCCATCTTACGAGCCATACGGTTAAGCACTGCAAGAGGGCTTGTGATAGGCCCAGTACCGCCACCAGCGGCTAGAGGGATTGAAGTTAAAGCGTGAGTATTGCCGTCTGCTGAACCACCTTTGTCAGAACCACCGAAATCAGTGATGTCTAACTTGTTAGCAAGCAACAGTTCGTCAGCACCAGCGGCTGAGTCAGCCTTAGTACCGTTAGCGGCAGAACGTGCGATCCATGCAGTGTTACCAGCGTTACGCTCAAAACCAGACAAGTAACCTAATACTTCTTGGTCGTAAGTGTCACGCAGTTTAAATGCGGCACGATCAGTCGCTAAGTCCATGAAATTAACATGGCTGTGAGCGGCTTCAATATCATCGATCTTGAACATGTAGTAGTTCGCTTGATCAATGGTGAGTGAGAAATCAGCATCTACTAGATCCTGCGCCGCAACTGCTGTGCCACGAGCATAATCTGATACTGTGATTTCTGGTTCTTTGATTATCTTGACGCTATCGCCGTAAGAGGCGATTTCACCCATATAATCAGTGTTAGTGATGTCTTCCACCACTGAGCTATTCCTGAAAGATTTTTGAACCTTCTGGGAATAAATTACAGGACTAAAGTTACCGTTGTTAAGGTTGGTATAGCCCGACGCTTTTTGAAAAGCCATAATGCATCTCCTATAGATGTTAAGTTAAATCAGCACTAAAATTTTGTGGCGGAGCCACTAGTGCCGGAACGAAACAGAAGGGAATACTTCATTAAGGGCTAAGTTCTTTTGGGTATCTTCACGCGAAGGGCCAAAGATACTTAGGTAACTTTAGAGTGTTCTTCTGAAATTTAAGGGAAGGGTGAGGTAGGAAGTATGTATAACTAAAGTTAGACTTCAGAAATACATAGTTTTCGGCTCAGTTTGTTAAGGTTGTTATACCACATTAACTAAGGTATTAGCAAGTGGTTTAACGCGCTCCACCAGTTACATCATATTCAAACAGCCCTTTACTGATTGATTCCATGATTTTAGCTTCGTTCTTTTCGTACTCGGCTGGACTCATGTTCTGTACCTGACTTTCTGTGAACATGGACTTACCACTTGTTGGTGTGGCTACTCCACTTCTTCCAATGGCCTGAGCGGCGGCACTGGAGTTCTTAGTTCTTACTCTTCGGATACCTTTGTCGGACTTGTAGAGATCAATGGCTCTAGCCGCCGCCTTGGCATCTTGGTTGTTACGATAGAGGGAATCCTGAATATACTTAGGTTGTTCAGCTACCCAATCGTGAAATTGTTTCTGACCCCGTATCTTAGCAAAATCCGGGTGCAACTTGTTTAGTTCCATCATAGCTTTCTCAGCTTTGACACTATCCTGTTGCTTCTTGATATCTTGGATTTCTACCTTTGCTTCGTCATAGACTTCTTTAATTCGCTTCTGGGCGATAGTGTCGATGATTTTAGCATCCTTCAGATCGGAAGA